TGACAATTTGCTTAAAGTGTCAAACTTGGCTGCACGGGATCACCCGGACATTGGGCGCCTTGCTTTCAGTATGCGCAACATCGCCCGATTCTTGCGTGAGCTGGGTATAACGTACACAGCTGCAACGAAGGATGGGCGTGAATAAGATTTCATACCTGGGTCAGATGTGACTTTTTTAAAACGCAAATTTGTGTTGGATAAGGAGCTTAACCGCATGGTGGCGCCCTTAGATATAACATCGCGTGATGAGATGTTGTACTGGTATCGGGCGCGTCCTGACGGGGACGTGTTTTTCCAATTAGAGCAACAGATAGACTCACACTTGACGGAGTGTGCCCACTACGGTCGTAAGTTTTACGACTTACGTAGGGACTATCTGATGCAATGGTTGTTGGCAAACAAGGATCTGGAGTTTGCCGACCAGCATATGCCTAGATCCCTGGCTGGAAAAATATTAAAAACTTATGATCACGTGTGTGAGAATGAGTTTGGGATAGGGCATTAGGCGAAAGCCTTTCCGGAATAAACGTCTTATGACAACAGAAAGTTAATAATGATCAACCTTCAAAGCCCACTATTGTGGCAAATAATCCCGCTGTCGAAGTTGAGGTGGAGCAAACACAGGGGGCCCCAGTCACTACTGAACAACTCAAGCAGAATGTTCAGTTTGCAGAGGAGGCGCCCGAGTTGATTGAGCCACTAGATTGGACAGCGTTGATGTACGATCCGAATTATGAGGAAACTATTCGATCGTATTTAAAACGACCCACGCCGATTGCAACATTCACCTGGGATGAAACGGCGGGGGTCGATACGATTCTTTATGATGCGGGCAACTTGGTCAGCACTTGGTTGGGAGCTTCCCCATTCCTTTTGGCGAAGTTGCAAGGATTCAAGTACTTGCGTGGTGATGTGGAAGTGCAGATTCGTGTCAACGGGAATCGTTTCCAATATGGTCAAGCCATAGCTGCGTTTCACCCCCTACAGTTTGATCCACGTTTTGGGATTTCATGGGCATTTAGAGACTCAGTCTTTTCGGATGTCATGTGCCCGTCAGTGGCAATCTCACCGTTTATGGATAATGTTGCAACCTTGCGAATTCCATTCGCATATCCCGATTATTTCCTCAACTTGACTAGCATAAGCTACTGGGATCCTGAGTCCACAGGCCTAGTCGCCGATTGCTTGGGTCGCTTCAAAATTTCGGTTTTGAATCCTCTCGCTACTGTGAATGATGCCGTTTCGGCTGTATCGGTGACGGTATATTGTAGGATGATTAATCCCATAGTCACTGGGTTCACCAACTATACAGCTGGAACTCGGTTGCCTCCTTCGGGCACTACTCCTTACTTGGAGGAGCAGGGGTTGATGGATGTGTTGCGCCCCATCGTCGGAAAGGCGAGAGGCTCTTCCACCCCGTTACCCATCGTGAATCAGGGAATTGCTGCCCTACGTATTGTACCTGGAGGGTTGGACCTGTGTAGAACCGATGGTGCGGATACTTCTATTGTTGGGGGGGTTCATGCTACTAATGCTACAACTGCAATAATCGACCAGACGGGGCATGGATCCGATATGAGCTTTTCAAAGATTTTTGAGAAGCCTAATCTCATTTGCATTATGGCGTGGTCCTCAGCAGACCCCGTGAATGCAACATTGGGCACTGTTGGAGTCACGCCCTCGCAAATGGGTGCTACGCTTTTCCGTGAGCTTTCTTCAACCACCACCTCTCCGGTGTGGACACCAACTTTGACTGCGCACCGTACCTTTCTTACTCACCTTAATGATGTATTTACTTATTGGCGGGGTACTCTGCGCTATAGAATTCAGGCTATAGCATCCGGATTTCATTCGGGTCGTCTATTGGTTACCTGGACTCCCGAGTGGTTGGACACTACTACTAGTCCCGGCCAGGGTGCGTCGACGGTGCCAAATGTGCATCAGAGGTACACGATGGTTCTGGATCTTCAGCAGGAGACGGAACTTTTCTTTGAGGTGCCTTATGTGCAAGCCAGGCCTTGGCTACCTACTGTTGTCGGGGGTAATGCCAATCTTGTCGCTCTACCAGGCTATAACGGGTACTTGCAGTTCAGGGTGTTGAATGCACTCGCAAGTAGCGGTGAGACGATTTCGAACGTCCAATTGAACGTGTGGCAGTATGGCGGACGAGATTTGGAATTTGGGATGCCCTCAGCGCGTACTCCCACTTCATTGTTTGAGAATGCGCTTGAGGCTCCTGCTTATGCAGTTCCTGCGGTCACAGATCAGTATGGTTCGGTGCCACCTGGGTCCAATATTGCCGCTACTTTGACACCCGTAGAGGTGCTGGAGGAGCAGTGCATGGAGTTGCCTTTGTCTGATACGAAGGCACAGCCAATCGTGCGTGCTCACGCCCCAAAGTTAAATGTCGCTATGGGAGAGACGGTGACTAGTGTCTATGACCTAGTGCGTCGTCCCTCGCCTGCACGTTTACAGTGGGGTTCCGTCACCTCAGTGTTTAACGGGCTCTACACGCGGGATTTGGACGAAAATTCAGGCACTCTCAATCGGAAGATCTATGGTGGTTGTTTTCTGCGGTACTTCCAAGATATGTATTTAGCGAATAGGGGTTCTATTAAGTATTCTTTCTGGGCACCATTGTCGCAGAACACGCGCTTGTTGATGACGTCTCAAACAGTTACCAACGCGGCACCCACTTTTGCAGGGGCTTATACCGGTGAGGTAGCCCAAGTTAATAATACTGCACACACATCGGAACT